GTCTGTTTGAATTTCAACATTTCCAGAGACGTACGCGTTCCCTTCGACGTGAAAGTCTGTGGTTGGGTTCAACGTGTTGATCCCCACGCGGTCATTGACTGTATCCACATGGAACGTATCTGTATCTACAGTCAAGTTCGAGGACACGTACACATTCCCTTCGACGTGAAGGTTGGCTGTGGGGGTCACAGTCCCGATTCCAACAGAGTCATTCACCGCATCGACATGGAATGTGTTCGTGTTGACCGTCAGATTAGAAGATATAGCAACTTTACCGACGACATCAAAATCAGTCTGAGGGGTCAACGTGTTGATACCGACGCGGTTTCCGATCGCGTCTACGTAAAAGGTATCCCCGTCTACAGCCAAATTCGAATTCACATGTAGACGCCCGTGTACACGAACATCGATGAGTTCTGAAGAAGGGACGATGGTAGAACTGGTCGCACTACTGTCGGTATACGCGATGATGAATTCATCCACACCTTCTCTGTACCCCAAACCGACGTTGGTTCCCGGGCGGTCCATGATGATCCCCATATCAGAGTCGACGTTCCCTTTCCCAATCTCGATTATAGCATCTTTGATTGTCGTATTTTCAGTATTAATGGAGGTGAGTGTCCCTCTCACTTCTAAATCACCACCGATGACGACATTATCTTGTACGAAAGTGTTCCCTAAAACGGTGAGGACGTTCGAATCATTTTCGTCGACATAAAACTTCGTACCCACATCGAGGGTGTGTATGGGTGCACCATTCGAGATACCAACGTTGGAGAGAGTGGTGACGGACGTGATCGCGTTATTGAACGACACGGTATTAGAAGTCACGTTACCATTAATGATGACATCTTCGAGAGTCATGTTGAGGACCTCCTCGGCTGTCACGTTTGAATCTGTAATTTCTTTCGTGGCTTGATTATATGTCAATATGGTGATACTTTGATCAGAAAAGTCACTTATTTTGCGTACAGGGGTCATGTACACCGACCCAGGTTGTGTCGTGTCTATTTGAACATTACTCGCATTGAACACGATCGTGTTTTCTCCCTGGTCATCGGTACAATTTTTACCGAACCGAATCTTGGTAGACCTCTCTACCGTCGGTAAATTCTTGACCATTTAATATAATGATCTATTTTAATTTGCGTAGAGGAGACCAGCCATACCGTTCTCGATACGGAGGATGTTATAGTTGACCGCGTAGATAGGGTCTGTGATAGGCATGGTCTCACTCATGATTTTGGCTGACGTGAGTCGACTGAAATTGAGGGTACCCGTGGGCTGAAGGGAACTCGTGGAGAGACAGAAGCAATACAAAAAGAAATCTGGGGACGTCACAAAACTCGTGTGATAGTAACTCATGATATCGATAAAATGGGGTTTTCCCCATTTATAATTACTCACATCCATGCCGTTGATGTTTAATTTGATTTTATTCGTTGGAGAAGTGAGTGCGCCGTCTGTAGTCGTATCCGACGATGCGAGGTACTTCACGGGGTGACTGAACGTGAGATCCTGAACGATACCCCCCGAAGCGATGTTTTTCTGGACCTGTGTGATGAGAAGATCGTGTTTTCGAGAAGCGATGTTCCCACGCTCCTCGTTATCGAGGTAATAATAATTGGCGTAGCACTCCACATTATAATTCGAAGCCGCGGTGGCCCAATGAATACGAATATCGACGTTATGATAGTTCAACGCCACGAGGGGGAGGGCACACTGGGGTCCCTCACAAAAGAAGAAACGAAGTGGGTAAAAAAAGGAACGCGCGCTCACACCTGGATGTGTTCCGTTTGAACTCTTGGAAACGTTTTGTGCGAACGTATCGATCGCAATCTTTTCCGTGAAGATCGAATCCTGTGAATCAATCAGAGACCCTCCGATGTAGAGTTCCACTTTCTCGATGATCGTGTCCCATCGCTGAATGTCGAGGGCTTGGGTGGTATCGTCGATCGTGAAATAGACATAGCCGAGAAGATCGCCAGCACGTTCGAATTGAATGCTGGACATTGAATTGTTTTTCACCGCTCCATGGATCGTTTGTTTTTCGATGGATTGTGAAAAATTAGCATGTCGTTTGAACGTTGAACTAAAGAACGAAATTTCAGGATTACCCATGATGTATTCATCCTGGGCGCCGATCGCGATCAATTGAACAATGCCCGCAGACATGGTATACTATACTAAAAGGAGAAAATTACAGGTTGGGTTTTCTACACACGAATCGAATGACGAAAAAGTTATTCGCACTCGCACCGGGGACGATCGGTACACCACTCTGGTTTCTAATCGTGACCGTAAATCGGTCGATACTACGAATGGGATCAATATATTGAGTGACTATCGGGTAGTCATCCCTGAATCCAATAATACCAGTACCATCACTCACGATACTCGCGAACGAGTTACGAACGATACTCTCAGACGCTTGACCGTTGGGTACATCGGAGGCACGATCAGAAAAGATGGTATCCAATTCCCTGATGGACACGTGACAGTGTTCCGTCGCAGACGTTGTATTAATTCGAGCAGCCAACAGTCTCGCCTGAACGACATTCTTCAATGGATGTTGAAGATAGCATGTGAACGTGTTGGCGCTACTCTGTCCGAGCGTATCGAGAGTCACAGTATGATATTCATGTTGAAGATCTGGAATCATCCCAGTGAGTGCTGTGATGAGAGCCATTTATATTAGCTTAGATTAAAGATCCACCGATTCCATCGGTAATCTCATACCCGGCGTGTGCGCTGACCAATTCCTGGGCACCGCAGACACCACCTGGGGTCATACCTCTGGAATATGGGCTGTCTTTCTTTCCTGATCCGGATGTGCATTCCAACCCGACTGGGAGATCGAAAATGGAACCGTCACTCACCGTCTTGACAGTAATTGGTTTGGGCTGGTAGTTACTGATGGTGCTGTTCCTGAATGCGGTGAGAGCGGAGATTATCACGAGTAGGATGACAATCATCGTGAGCGCATTTCGGCTGGTACGATTAAGGGTGAACATTTATAATGTACAAATATTTTTTTAAACTGCGTTAAAGGTAATTTTTTTAGTTTCTACATAAAGAGTAGATGGACGAAGAAATCGTACTCGATCGAAGAAATACCACCATAATGAAATTGGATGCTGATGAACAGGCCATCATGGATGAGATTGAAATCTCTGCTCCTCGCCCCCAGCAGCGTGTCCCTAGACCAACCAGACCCACACCTGCTCCCCCACAAATGCACCAACAACAGGAAAGTATGGATGCTTTCGTGAATCCCAACAAACAAACCGCTCCTGTACGTTCTCAACCAGATGAAGAGATTGATTACGGGGAAGAGGAAGAGGACTATTTTGAAGAACAGGGTCCCACACACCAAGAGGAGGCACCGACAAAGGGATACACATCGATCGACGAAGAAAAGGCTGACCTGATTAATAAACTCGGGCGTCTCGAAAAGAAGGGGTTCGCCGTGAACAAGCGACTGAACGCTTACTCCAACGTGGAGGAACTTCGTTCGGAAGTGAAGCGAATCACGTACAGCATCGACGTGGAACAGTCTGTTCGATTCTCTAGACGAATGCTCGTCGCCTGTGTGACTGGCCTCGAGTTTCTCAACAAGAGGTACAATCCCTTTGAGATTCAGCTCGAGGGTTGGTCGGAGTCGGTGATGGAAGGCGTCGACGATTATGATGGTGTTTTCGAGGAGTTGTACGTGAAGTACAGGTCGAAGGTCAGCGTCGCACCCGAAATCAAACTGATCATGATGTTGGGTGGTTCGGCGATGATGTTCCACTTGACCAATAGTATGTTCAAGTCAGTGATGCCCAACATGAACGATGTGATGAAACAAAACCCAGACTTGGTGAAGAACATGATGTCCGCCGTCCAGAACACGGTACGCGGTACATCTGGTCCCGCGACGGACGCACCGGTCGGTGGATCAGGTGACTATCAAATGCAGGGGCCTGGTATCGATATCTCGAGTCTGATGGGTGGTATCATGATGCCCCCCGCACCTCCGATGAACACCATGGTACGCCCTCCTCCCGAACTCCAGGATGAAGACGATGACATCTCGGATATCATCTCAATCTCGGGTGATTCGACTGGAGGTGAGGTCAAGCAGGTGAACGTCTCCAATTCAAAAACCAAACGTACCAGGCAGAAGAAGACGAAAAAGGAAATTAATCTCTAAACATATATAAATGATAGCGTACTATCCACTGGAGGAACTGGAACCTCCTAAGCAACCGCCGCCAATGATGGTGGAGGCTCCTACACAGGTTGGAATAGAAGAGAGTGAATTGAATTACGTCGTGATCGCTTTTATCGTCGGTGTGATCGCTTTAGCGGTCTCCGATGCCATCAGGACATAAATGTTGAATCTACCGTGAGGTCTCCCTCATAGTACGTTTAATTTCCGAATAATACACCCGCTAACCCATCTTTTATCCGTAAGACGTTGTAGTTGACCGCGTATACGTACATAGGATCACCACTCCTACTTGATGCTACCTTCGCACCACGAATGACCATTTTAGCGTTATCGAGGCGACTGAAGTTACATGAACCAGAGGGGTTATATTGTGACGCGTTCGTACAAAAGTGATACGCGTAGTACCTCGTGTAGAAGAGTATATTTCTCACGTTGTCGAATTCAGATGTACCGTATTCGGAATTGTAATAATTCTGAATCGTGTGGAAATACATGGGTTTCATGTTATCGAAAATGGGTGTACCGTTCACGTAAAGGTCAATTCCAGAAAAAGTGAAAAAATCATTGATGTACGCATCCGTCCTCGATTCAAACCCGAAAAATAAAGACTTTACGGGGTGATTGAATTGACTTATGTCGATAGTGTTGTACCCATCCTCGGAATTGAGTGGATGTTCTAAACGCTGAACCTGTGTGATGACAAAGTCCATCGAACGTTTTACCATACTCTCTCGCTCTTCCTTATCCAAAAAGATATAGTTTCCATAGACTTCAACCTTCTTTTCTTCGTCGGTTAATCCGGTTAGACTACTCTCTTCAATCGAAATGCGTATCTCGACTTGGTGACTCTGGAGTGCGACGAGAGGTAAAAATGCTTTGTGGTTACAGAAAAAAAAATGAAGGGGTATGAACCCCGAGTTTGCCGTACTCGTCTTGTTATTCAGTTCTTTCGTTTTACTGTAGGTATCCGCTAAGTAGTTTGGCCATATATCAGCGTAGTAATCAAAATGTTGGGAGTCCACCTTTTGACCTCCAATAAATAAATCAATCGTGGAATTGAAAAACATATTCATCAATTTACTGGAACCCTGAAACCACAAAGCATTAATCACATCTCCGAGAACGGGAATAATAATCGATGAATCATTCGGATCGATGGTTTTAATAAACTTTGGAGCTTGAGAAAAGTTTGTGTGTCGCATAAACTTTGTTCGAAAGAAGGAGTGTCCCTCTTCGCTTATGATGTATGCGTCTTGAACACCCTTGGAGACGAGTTGTATCAATGCACCAGACATTTAATAGATGTTCAGATTATAAAAACAAACATTTTCCTGAAGGAAACTCCTCCACGACCTTTCCATGTACTTTGAATCCACCTTGGCGGTACACTTTCATTCGTTTGTAATACATAGACGTGAAGATTGACCACGGATCGTGTACGTCGTAGATATGTGGTTCATTCTTCTTCCCCTTCGTCTCTCGCATGATTCTTCCGATACTTTGAGTGATATCCGACTTGGGGCTGGCGAGGATGACCGTATCGAGGGTTGGGATATCCAGACCCTCGTGCGCCTGACTGAACGTCGCGAAGATGATTTTCTTCTTGGAGGATTCCTGGAGCGCGGCTTCTTTCATACCACCCATGTATAGTCCAGATGTTTTGGGGAAACACTGGTGAAGAAATTCACAGTGTTGTCTTCGGTCACTCAGAACGAGAAGCTGTCTCGTCCCCGCGGAAGCCTTCTTCACGAGTTCCACCAACATCTTGTTTCTCGTCCTGTCCTCAACAATCTGGGTGATCATGTTGGGCATAGAAATCTTCCCGTTTCGCATGGACGGTGGTGGGTTCATGTAGGTACCCGAATCGAAAGTCACGGGAAACACTTCAACTTGTTCCTGATTTTTTCTCTCGATCGCGAAGAATGTTGGACCCATGAACCAGTGAAGGACCTTCGTGAGTCCATCTTTTCGTTCTGGAGTCGCTGAGAGTCCGAAGATGTGTCGGGGACACATCTTGAAGAGAGACTGACTGAATACCTTCGCACAAATATGGTGTGCCTCATCTACGATGAGTGTTCCCACAGTATCAAAATCTGTGAATGAGTATTCCTTGAGGGAAAGGGACTGGAGCATCGCGATCACAAAGTCGCATTCCATTTCCTTTTTGTTTTGCTGGACGACACCAATAGTGGCCCCGGGACAAAACTGTTGGATGCGCTCACGCCACTGGTCCGCCAGGAACTGTTTGTGGACCACGATCATCGTTCTGTACCCGAGCTTACAGGCTATAGCCAGGGATACCGTCGTCTTGCCGTAGCCGCATGGTAAAGAAAGGACACCATGGCCTGCTTGAATTGCTGCTGCGAGTGCCTCGTTCTGATGGGTAGCATCTCTGAGTTGGCCGACGAACTTGGTCTGGATTCGGGTGGGCTCGGGTCGTTTGTCTTCTCGGGGTTCTCCAATCTTAGAAGTTCCATAGAATCTTGGAACGCACACTCCATTCTTAGCTGGTCTGAAAACTTTGAAAGGTGGTGGAGGAAACCCATAATCCCCGTTGACTACTGGTCTTACTGTGAGTTCCTTTTTAATTTCTTGAATTGGACCTTCGGTTACTATGTATCCGGTTCTGGTAAGCATACTCATTTAAAGGGGATAAACTTTAAATGAGTACAAGATGCCTACCGTAGACGTTGAAGAGAACATTAAGAAGCTCCGCATGAACATCGAGCAGTTGACCCAGGAAGTGTTTAGACTTCAGGGTATGCTCCAGACATTCGAGGGATTTAAGAAAGGTGGTCTCACCCAAATTGAACTCCCAAAGGATCCCAATCAGTCTGAGTCCACTGAAGAACTCGAGAGTATCCAAGAAAATCCCGAATAATCTCCCACATTCCAAATGCCTTTGAAGTCCACGTCGACTTCAACTTCATCACCCCGTATAAGAGACTGCACAGGTCGTCCTCGGACTTCACACATCACTCTCCTATATCGGAATGGAACCTTCACTTTTAGAACCCGACCGTCGAGTGGGTCACTCACACTCTTATTCGTGAGGAGGTGTAGCCTGTTCGCATGCATACGCTCTATCATTTCTGAAACTTTTTGGGGAACTACAAGACGGATATACTTCTTTTCGTTGTGCTCGTACATGGGTTCATGTACTTTGGCGACGAACTTCATATACGATACACTAGAGCTAAAACTATAAGTAGCACGAGTGCGAATACTAAAACTTGAGACAGTAACAATGGTTTCAGCGGCTCCCTCGTCCCGAAACACATGTGACTCAAGGCTCGAGAAACTTCGGTCGCCGCCTCGACACTCGAATACGGTGTGTGTCGCGGTGACATCATACCACACATGGCCACCTTGGGACATCGCCCAAAGAACGGGAGTTGTCCGTGAAGACTGAGAACCCCCGAAGACTGTGAAAAAACCCACTTACCTTCTTTCCATTCAGCACCCCACCCGATTCTCGCAGACTTTGGTGTGGGAACCCCGAGTTGTTTGATGACCTCAGCCTTCAGACGCTCCGGATCAGTGCCTACGATTTCATCGGTGAGATCACAAATCACACACGAGAGTGTTTTACAATCGGAGAGGATTTTGGGTTGTAGATTCCATTTCGTGGTTGTGGAAATTTCTATGTCCGTCTTTATTTTGATCGGTGTATCATAATCGAGAAGGACGTTTATAGCACCGTACGTACTCGCTCGGAGTTTTTTATCTGCGTCGGGCCCCCAGTTATCCCCTAAGAACTTGAGGGCTGGACTGTTATCGAGACACAAAAAGAGTAATCCATCTTTGATGACTCGATCATCTGAAAAGGTTGCGACGAAATCATTTTTACCGTACTTGACTCCTACCAGTTCTGTCCCGAACACAAAGTTCGCACCCGCGCCCATCACCGCTTTTTCCATGGCGTCACACATCACTTTACCAGAAACCCTCTGTGTGTAAATACCCGAGAGTCCCACGTGATCAAAACTTTTCACGAATTCGTAGGCGGACATGATATCCCAAGTGACTCCATCCATGATCAGGGGCATGTGTTCCACGTACTTTTTACCACTCATACTCAGTGGACCGACAGCATCTTTTAGAGATGTGCCTTTGTATTTTTCACTTTGTGTGTACACTTTCGTGAATAGAAGTGCGAGTGTGATGTAATCACCCGGACTCAACGAACGAAGCATGAAGCCAAGATATTTCTTTTTGTCGACGGGTAAGAACAGATCATGCCAGTCCATACCCATCTCAGTGATGAGAGATGTAAAGTTGGCGAACGCGTGATCAAACAAAATCCTGTGTGCGTGAAGGTCCCGCACCTCTACGTCAGGTTCCCACCAAGACCCACCCGCCGCTATTTTCCTATCGTATATCGTAACATCGTGTTCGCCTGAGTGTAAAATTTCCCATGCGAGAGAGAGACCTGTTGGTCCGGCTCCGACGATATGAACCTTCATTCTACTTTTAGTTCACAATTTAAATCAGACCTGTCTTTCTACGCTCCTCGGGTGTCTTGAGAGTGTAGATGGTAGTTATGAAAATCAAGGTGGAAAGTAGGGCATACTCGATATCTTTCGTCGCACTGAAGGCGATGAGCATGAGAGACATGAGACGAAATGCTTTGTTTTCGAAGAGGAGCTTGAGTCTCGCGGGAATTTCGATCGCGTTACCGGCGAAGAGACCCTGGTACAAGATGATGAGGGAGAATAGGATGGGCTGTGATTGGATCAACGATTCAGCGGGTCCTGTGATGGGTTTGAACAGATTGGACAACATTTATATATATATTCAGAAAATAAAAAATGTATACAGAGTGGGATAGCGCACATCATCATTGTATAAGGTACTCATTTTGGAGGTGTATCCGTTCAAATCTTTAATAGAGACACTCCTCGTCCATCGGGACCTCTCCGCAGAAATCATAGAGCAATTCTCTCGTCTTTTCAATCTCTATCTTCGTCTCAGTCATAACATCTATGGCATCATCGATGAGTTCCAAGAACGTATCCAGTTCATCGAGGGCCACACGATGTGTATTCCTCAGAGGTTTCTTGGAGTGGAGGGCAGCCTTGAGACGCTTGTTACTCTTGATGACCTTGTCCAAGTTGGGCTTGTTCACGGCACACATGCGGATGGTGAGACTCATTTGGTTACCACTGACCTCAAATCTTTAAGGAACATTTCATAAAATGGAGCAAAACTACTTCTGAACTTTAGAGTGAGTACGAAAGAGAGTGTGTGTTACGGTGTGGAGCGATGGTTATCTAAATTGGAATATGAAATCAAGAGAAAACCTGATAAATATAAAAACCTAAAAAGACTATTGACAGCTGGGTGGAGAGACGATGAGTATGTGTATACACGTACACGACAGAACATCATCACAAAATATAAACATTCGAATAAGCTTCCAAAATATGAAATCATGGTGAAATACAATATAAGTCGTGGAGAACTAATTTAAAAATTAAATCTCATTCCAATATAGAATGCCTCACAAGGATCCAGAAGTAAAAAGAGCGTATCAAAAGAAGTATGAAGTTGATAATAAAGATCGACTAAAAGAGAAACAGAAGCAGTATTATGAAGCAAATAAGGAAAAGCGTAGAGAGTACGCTCGTGAGTATAATAAAACTCGTTATGCAGCCCTAAAAGAGTTTCTGGGTGACAAAAAACTCATCGTCAATCTTCCAGAGCCTTCTTCAACTCCTCGATGTCCCGATAGTACCTCTTCAGATCTTTCATGAATCTTTTATTATTTTCGAGGACTTCACATTCAACTTTATTTACATAAATCCAAGCTAAATTTGATTTGGAATACTTTGTCATTTTTTGATTTTCGTTTGGTTTTCGAGCCACTAACTTTGTCGTCTTTTTCTTTTGTGACGCGGGAGTGACTTCAATTCTGTTCACGAAGGAGAGTGCCTGCATCACGGTATCTGCGAGGTCATCCTTCTTCTTGGATTTGATAAAAGTATGGAGCCAGTGTGCGTTCGTTGGACAGCTGCGAATGAAGGCTTCACACCTCTCGATGGACACCTTCTTCCTCTTGTTATATTGGGCCTTCCCAGGACCCGCGACATCAGGAATCTTGTGACGGGCGTCGTACAGGATCGTCTCAGCTTTGGGACACTTGATGATGAAATAGGCATGTAAGAAGTGCATTACGGAAACCATCTTCTTGTTTCGCTCGGGTTGTTTCTCGATGAGAATGGTCTCCGCGCCGAGTACCCAAGGCCTCGCGTCCAAATGGTCACGCATCGACACGTAGACACCATCCGCGTGTTGTGGTGGAATCCCATCGACGTCCCACTCCCGCACGAGGTTTCCAGTCTTCTCGTCGAGGAGACACAACGCCAAATTCCTTATACCAACATCAATAGAGAGTATCATTAGTATAAAGGAAAGACACCTCTTTAAGTTAAGAGCTTAAAGGGTTAATTTTTCATAAGACCATGTGGTGTTGGTGGTGTTGTCACACTTTTGAGGGATTACCTTTAAGTATGCCTGTGAGACACGATGATAGGAGAAATACATTCTCGACGTACGGACAGTACTGTTCATGGAGTTGTATGAAATCCCATGCGATAGATAAATATGGATGTAATAGAGGTGGTATCATATGTGGAAATATCATAATGATGCGTCGCAAGATGTATAATCAATTGGGAAGTGTAAAGCCTGCACCGAATCGGTTTAAATTACAAACGTTTGGCGGAGACATGACCATAGAACAATTTCGAGAAAACCAAACGGTCGACGTTTCACCGTGTAAAGAGATTGATGCGAAACCTATAGTCAACATCGTTATACCCTTTGTGTCGAACACCAAAAAGATGGACGAAATAAAGAATGCTTCTTCGAATAATAACGCACTAAAACTAAAGAGAAATAAACCACTGAAACGAGACTATAATAATTTAGAATCCGCTCTGGGACTCATAATAACACCCAAACCCTAAGAGTCTTTTTTGTTTGGGTGTGGGTGTAGATGTTGGTAAGGTTACAGTTTTTTTACTGTGAACCCACCCTTCACCATCGTGTGCGACCCAACAGATGGCGTATCGTTCTATCATTTTCCTGCATAAAACACATGGTAATGATATGGCGTCCCCGAACATCGTTTTACGAGTCACTATTAAATGACCGTATTTCCTGTGTATCCATTCAGGAAATTGATGTGGTTTATGACCCTTCTTCAAACACTCGACGTATAACCGTCGAATGAGTCGTCTCTCTGCGCACATGTGATTGTTACTCATCATCTCGGGTCCTTTCGACATGCGACTTTTCACTGTACAATATTTCATGACGGGCAGTTAAGACATACTTTACCCGAATACACAAAATCACAGCGTTTACATTCACTTAGGCAGACGACCTTCTTCTTTGAGACGAGACCCTTAGAGAACCGTTCGAGTTCTTTCACTGTGTATATTCCATACGTTATCATAGTTTCAAGAGTTGGAAATCTCATCCTGATAAATATATGCCCATACCCCTTATGTTAGTTTAGGCACGCCAAACACTTTTTCAATCCCTGCTTCGCTTTCAACATGTTGGCGAACGCGTCGACCATGGGAGGTACGAGGGCCTTGAGAACAACCTCGAACTCAGAGTCCTTCTCACCTTCGTCGATCTGTTCGATGAGGTGATTGAGCACACCGATGACCAACTTTTTCTTCTGGGGTCCAGGGAGGTGTTTGAATTTTGTCGTTTCCATCATGAGACGACCGAGAATAGGGGGGATATCTTCTTTCGTGAACCCGTCATCGATGTATTCTATTTTGATGTCCTCGACAGTTTTCACCAAACTCTTAGCATCAATCTTTCCAGCAAATTTTTGTAAGATCACGTCCATTTTATATGTTTATATACATTAAGAATACAAATGAAATTTAACGATCTCATCGCATTCACCGCAGTTGGGACTGGGGTTGTCCAAATGTATTTAGATTTTGAAAATTCAGATGAAGTCAACGTGAAATTCAAGAATTCAATCATTTTCGGTGTGATCGGAACCACGACATGGCTCATTTATTACATGAACGATACTGGAATGAGTCCAATCGTGATGTACACGCTTATCAGTTTAGTGTTACAGTTGTACGTGCTGAACAAGATTTTACTTAAGGAGAAGGATCTCAAGTAAATCAGTAATGAGTTCTTCTCTCATCTGTGCGTCGGTCAGCCCCGTGCGCCCCGTGCGCCGCGTGCGTCGAAATGCGTTTATGATTCGTGCCTCTGCTGCCCCCAACCCCAAAGTTCGTTTCGCGGAGGTGCTCAATGGTCGTGCGGCGATGCAGGGGTTCCTTTGGGGTTCCATGGATTGGGTACTGTCTGGAGAAAACCTGATTCAACAGGTTGAAGACCCCGTGTACGCGATCGCTGCGACGGGTGTTGTCACTACACTGGCGCTCGCGTCACTCATCACGGCGGAGAGTTTCGCTACGGAAGAATTCACAGTCTTCACCCCTGACGCTGAGCTCAAGAACGGAAGGTTGGCTATGCTCGGGTTCACCACTTTGTTGGGGTTGAGTGCCATGTGAGTTAAAAATTCAATCATCTTCACCTTATCTTCCATCGAAAATGTCCCTGTCCTACGCATCACGTACGACAAGAACATGAGAAGCATATACACATTCACCGCTATGGGCTTCATACTTAAAGGTGTCTTTATTTTAATATGTATGAATATTCTCGTATTAGGATCAGAAGGGGTAATAGGGACTGCGTTATGTAAAGTCCTGGAGGACCACGGTCATCGTGTCATGCGTTGGGATATCAAATTGAGGAACGAACATGACATGAGTAATTCTCTCAATGTGTATAGATTAAAGTCCGCCATAGATGTGAGTGACTTTGTCTTCTTCTTGGCGTACGACGTCGGTGGTGCGAAGTACATATGGGATGTTGATTTAGATTTCATTAACCAAAACAACATGATCATGATAAACACGTTCAATCTTCTGGCGAACAAGAAGTTTATATTCGCTTCGAGTACGATGTTCAATATGGATAATGTGTACGGAACCCTAAAATATATAGGTGAACATTACACCCGAAAATTGGGTGGTTTGTCTGCGCGATTTTGGAATG